TACAATTAAAGTAGATGGCGAAGAACAAGAGGTCACGCTTGAAGAACTCCAAAACGGATACAGTCGCCAAAGAGATTATACGAGAAAAACTCAAGAGTTAGCTCAACAGCGAAAAGCTATTGAAGCTAAATATCAAGAGGTTTCTCAAAAAGATGCAATTTATTCACAGTTGTTACCAAGAATGGAATCAACTTTGAAGGGCGAGTTAGAAAACGAGCCAGATTGGAATGCACTTTACGAAGCAGATCCTATTGCTTATGTCCGTGAAAAAGACGTATGGAATGAGAAGAAGCAAAAGTTGCAAGCCGTACAAGCTGAATCACAAAGACTCCAACAAGAGTCACAAATGAAACAGCAACAACAAATTCAACAATTTGTTCAGTATGGTAATCAGCAGTTGCTTGAGCAAATTCCAGAATGGCAAGATTCTGAAGTAGCTAACAAAGAAAAGTTATCTATTAAAGAATATGGTATGAATGTCTTGGGTTATACTCCTCAAGAGATGGATCAAGTTTACGATTACCGAGTTTTACTTGGTTTGAGAAATGCTTGGTTACAGCACAAGACACAACAAGCTACTAAAGTGAAACCAACTGAAAAGAAAGCGGCTGCTCGTACCGCAAGACCTGGCACTTCAAACGTACCAAAGACAACAACTCCTGTGAAAAGAGCGCGTCAAAAACTGGCTAAAACTGGAAAAGTCCAGGATGCAGCTAAATTATTTGAACAAATTATATAAACTTTTAAACATAGGAAAATATCATGGCTAAAGTAACAAACGCTTTTGATACATATAGCGCGACTGCTGATAAAGAGCAATTATCAAATGTTATTTATAACATCTCTCCTCAGACAACTCCGTTTATGTCATCAATCGGAAAAAACTCAATTAAAAACGTAGTTTTTGATTGGCAAACAGAATCATTACCAACTCCAAGCGGAAGTGGTCAGCTAGAAGGTTTTGAACTTTCAAGAGCTGCTTCAACTGCTACTACAAGAGTTAGTAATGTCGCAATGATCTCATCAAGAGATGCAACAGTAACAGGTTCACAACAAGCAAGTGATCCAGCAGGTAAGAAGTCAGAAATGGCTCACCAATTAGCTCTTATGGCTAAAGCATTAAAAAGAGACATGGAAACTGCTCTTTGTCAAAAAGGTGCTAAAACAACTGGTAATGCTACTACTGCTCGTGTAACTGGTGGTTTTGAATCTTGGATTACATCTAATGTATCAAGAGGAACTAACGGTGCTGGTAACGGCGGCGGTGCTGCTCCAACAGACGGAACTCAAAGAGCTTTAACTGAAACTTTACTTAAAGCAGTATTACAATCTTGTTTTACAAATGGTGGCGAGCCTTCAATGGCAATCTGTGGCCCTGTAAACAAACAAGTAATATCAGGTTTCACTGGTAGATCTTCAGCTAGACAAATGATTGATGCAAACACAGTAGAGGCTTCTGTTTCTATTTATGCTTCAGACTTTGGCGAACTAAAAATCGTTCCATCTAACTTCAGCAGAGAAAGATCATTACTATTAGTAGATCCAGACTTTGCAAAAGTGTCATACTTAAGAGACTTCAAAACAGTTGATATCTCAACAATCGGTGACGCTGAAACTAAAATGTTAGTAGTTGAGTACGGACTAGAAATGAGCAACGAAGCTGCTCATGGTATAGTTGCTGACTTGTCAACTTCATAAGTTAGTTAGAATTTAGGGAGAGCTTCGGCTCTCCCACCCCTTTTAATATGGCAACAAAACGTACAATTACAGACCATAAAACTGGTTATAAATCAGAGTTTGTAACTGAAGATGATAAATTACATTATCATACTACCCAAGATGTTGCTCCCGTCATTGACCACGTTAAGAAACTAAGAGACAATACACTTAAGCCTGGAAAAGACTTACGCCACATTGCTGAAGTGCCTATGATTATTTGGCAAAAAGCAGTTAGAGAAGGCTGGTCAGATGACTCAGCCAAATGGAAACAATGGCTTAATAATCCAGATAATAAAGTATTTAGAACTTGGCAAGGTAAAGTATGACATACGCAGAACTTAAAACAGCAATAGCAAATTATTTAAACAGATCAGACTTAACCTCTGAGATGGATACCTTTATTGATAATGTCGAAGCCGAACTTAACAGAAGGTTAAGAACAAAAGACATGATTAAAAGAGCTACTGCAACAGCAGATAGCCAATACTTAACAGTTCCAACTGATTGGGTTGAAGCAATTAATGTTGAAATTACATCTGGAAATTTTAGTCCTTTGTTTCAACAATCTATTGAATCATTAGATGTTTATAGAAAAGCAAATCACAATCAAACTGGACAACCAATTTATTTTGCAATGGTGGATGACTCTATAGAATTAGCACCAACTCCAGATGTAGAATATACCCTACAGCTTACTTACTATGCTAAAATAAATGCATTAAGTGATTCTAATACAAGTAACTTTGTATCAACATCACACCCTGATGTTTATTTATATGGTGCGTTAAAACACGCTTCTATTTATTTAATGGAAGATGAAAGAATACCAATGTTTACCGCACAGTTTGAAAAAGCATTAGAAGAAATGAGAATGGAACAAGAAAAATCAGCGTTTGGTAAAGGTTCATTAATGCAAAGACGCAGAACATACGGCAGACCACATAAGAAAAATTACTATTTTGGTAATTAAAGGAGAATAGAATGGCAGGATTTAGTGATTATTTAGAAAACAAAGTATTACTTCATGTATTTGGTGGTACTTCTTATACTGCACCAGGAACTTTATATGTAGCATTGTTTACATCAGCACCATCTGATACAGGTGGCGGAACAGAATGTTCTGGTGGTTCTTATGCTCGTAAAAGCATGGCTGCAATGACTGTAAGCGGAACTTCACCAACAACAGCAACTAATGGAGCAGCAGTTGAATTTGCAACCGCAACTGGTTCATGGGGAACTGTAACGCATGTTGGTGTTTTTGATGCTTCTACAAGTGGTAACTTACTAGGTTGGGCAGCATTAAGTGCATCTAAAGCTGTTTCAAGCGGAGATGTATTTAGATTTGACGCTGGCGATTTAGATATTACATTAGCGTAATAACATGGCCTCCATCGGCTATGGTCATTATAATTACGGGATTGCTGATTACGGCACTCCCGAATATGAGTTTGCATCAGCAACCATAGCACAAACATCTGGTCTTACCGCATCTGCTGGTTTAACAATATCAGTATCTGCATCCATAGACCAAACAACAGCATTTACTTCTACTGGAAAAATAGTATTTCCAGCATCAGCTACGATTGCTCAAACAAGCGGTGTAAGTGCAACAGCAGAAGTTGTTAAATTATCTTCTGCATCTATAGATCAAACATCAGGCTTTACTGCACTTGGAAGGCAGATTGATAGAGCTGAAGCAACTATTGCTCAAACCTCTGGATTAACAGCTACAGCCGAAGTAGTCAAACTTGGCACAGCATCTATAGACCAAACATCTGGTGTTAGCGCATCTGCAACAATAGTTCTTGATGGTGTTGCCTCACTAGACCAAACATCTGAATTTACCGCAACTGGTGTGCGTATAGCTTTAGGTGAAGCATCTATAGACCAAACTTCAAGCGCATCTGCTATACCAGAAATGGTATTAAGTGGATCTGTAACTATTTCACAAGAAAGTGGTATGACAGCTCTTGGCGGAATCAAGTATTTTGGTCAAGCTACAATTACACAAACAAGTGGTTTTTCCGCGATAGGTGGTTTAAAATGGAAAGACCAATCTGTGACAGAAACTAATTACACAGATCAGTCTGTACCGACTACAAATTGGACAGACATAAATGTTACTACAACTACCTACTCTGATCAGACAGTAACAACAACAAACTGGACAGAAGTATCCAACAACAACGATACCTGGACAGAAGCAGCATAGACAGGAATAAATTATGGCAGATACATTTACAACGAATTTAAACTTAACCAAACCAGAGGTAGGAGCATCTACTGATACCTGGGGAACAAAACTTAATGCAGATCTTGATACCCTTGATGGTATTTTTGCGGTAGGTGGAACTTCAGTAGCAATGAACCTAGACGGAGCTGTAATAGATAGTTCTGTCATTGGTGGCACAACTCCAGCAGCAGGATCATTCACAACTTTATCAGCAAGTACATCTATAACAGGCACACTAGCTACAGCAGCACAACCTAATATTACAAGTCTTGGAACTCTTACAACACTTACAGTAGATAATGTAATTATTAATGGTTCTACTATTGGACACACAGGAGATACAGATTTAATAACAGTAGCTTCTGGAGTAGTTACAGTAGCAGGTGAGTTAGATGCAACATCCCTAGACATTTCAGGCGATATAGACGTAGATGGCACAACTAACCTTGATGTAGTAGACATTGATGGTGCTGTAGACTTTGCATCTACAACTGCTCACGCAGGTAATGCAACCTTTGCTGACGATGCAAAAGCTATCTTTGGAGCTGGTTCAGATTTACAGATTTATCATGATGGTTCTTTTAGCTATATAAGAGAAGTTGGTACAGGTGATTTAAGAATTTCAGGAGCATCTAATGTGCAGATATGGAATTCTGATATA